AGATTTTTATAATGCCATCATCCATCATGACTCTGACTCTCCCATCTTTTGTGACAATAATTTGTTATTAAGAGCATATCTAAGCATGCGAGGCATACCTGTGGAAGCCAGAGCGGTCTTATAACCTGCCTCTGAATCGTTAACACGATTACGGTAAAGGTATGCCCCGTACATGACAATTAAATTAGCATCGTCAACCGCATACGTTACATGGTTCTCACTATCGAGCCCAGTTTTGAAGGTGATGCCCTCGCGCTGGATTTCAGTGATTGCCACTGTTATGAGGTTATTCAGATACGCATCTTTTATGGTGTTCATGATCTCAAGATTCGCCTTGAGCATCGTCAAGATATCACTTAATGTCATTGCTTAGCCTCTCGTCTTAATATCATGCAGAAACGTCAGCGTTAGCTGTGTCTGCTGCGAATGTCATTGTAGCGTTGGGAGTTGTGCCGTTTACGCCGATTGCTGCGAAAGCCTCAGCGATAACAGGCTGGCCGTCATAACGAGCTGTGCCCTTGAATACGGTCTGATCCTGGATAAAGAATACCTGATCAGAACTTGCGAACTTCTGGCCTGCTCTCTCAGCAAGGAGATAGAGCTCGAAATATCCACCGATTACAACATAATCGGGAATGAAGTCAAGGACCTCAACGATACCGCCTACAACGGGCATAGTTCCCTCCATACCGGAAACGATTGCGCCTGCTGCGTTGATTGTAAGAGCCTCAGCCTTGAGGAATGTGTATGTGGTCTCGTTCATAACCCATACTTTTTCGCCTCTAGCATACTTGCCCTTGATTGCACCTGATCCGATAAGGAGCTCCTTGAACAGGTCTGCGCCGTGCTTGTTGTTTGCGATTGTCTTGATGTTCTTTGTGTGCAGGTCTTCCCATGCTCTTGCTGTTACGGGATAGCCTGAAGGCTCTGAAGTCTGCACAAGTCTTGAAACGATACCGAGAGGCATCTTGCTGTTTGTTGCAGTGTTCTTTCCGTAAAGGATAGCCTTATCGATAGCGATACCGATAGCCTGGCCAAGAGCCTCGAGAAGGATAGCAGCAAGGTCAACATCGGAATCCTCAAGGGTTGCGTTGCAAACCTTGTAATATCCGCCTACCTTGTAGCAGTCAACCTCAACATCGTTGAAGCCGAGTGAGAGCTCATTAAGAACTGCGCAGCACTCTGTCCATACTGCCTCAGATACTGTGCCCTGAACAACCTCGCGACCTGTTCCGCTGATAGGCTGAACGTTAACGTGTCTATAGAGCTTGGAATAGTCCATGATGTTCTCTCTGAGGATGCCCAGGAAAACCTCCGGAATTGTCAGTCCTGCGTTTGTGAGTGCTCTCTTGTTAGAGATGCAATCTCTTACGGAACTGATGTATGCCTTTACATCATCGCGCTGCATCATGTTGTCAAGTGCAGCCTTTTCAACTTTTGCGAAAACTCTTGCGGCTCTTGCATTCATTTTGAATTCCTCCCTTGTTTCGATTCTTGTTTCGTCTGTTCTTTCCTCTCCTGCCGGATCGGGTTCGGGCTCATTAGCCTTCTCTGTCTCTGTGAGCTCATTTTCAAGCTCTCCGACTTCCTGCTCGAGGTTTGCCTTTGCTTCCTCGTGCTCAGCCTTCTCTGTCTCGAATTTTTCAACCTCTTCCTCGACTGCTGCCTTTTCCTCATCAGTCTCAGCCTCATTGATGGCTGTCTCAAGGTCTTCCTCTCTCTTTACAAAGTCAGCATCCTTGCTTCTGAGAGCTTCGAGTGCCTTCTTCTTCTCGTCCAGCTTCCTCTTAATCATCAGTGCTCTGAGTGCCATGATTTAACCTCTCTTTCATTTTGATTCGCCACTCTTCTGTTCTGCGCTTGAGGATGTCATCGCGCTGCTTTGATCTGGCGTCAATGTTTGTGCTTTCGTATGCCGGAAATGTAACGCATGAAACTTCATAGAGCTTGACCTCTTTAATCGTCCAGTGAACGCCTCCATCCTCGCGGAACTCGGTTTCCTCATCAAGGATGTCAAACCCGAAAGAACACTGTGAGACATCGCCTCGCTTAACGCGTTCGTAAAGGTTAACCGCGTCAGAATCGTTCGGATTGATCCTGATACGGCCCCAAAGTCCGCGCTCATCCTCGCTCAGCTCGAGCGTCTTTGCTGTGTTTCTTCCCAGTACCAGCGTAGTGTCGTGATTTACAAGAGCTCTGATGTCTCCTGAGAGCGTATTCTTAAAAGCTCCAGGTGCCACCGATTCGCTCATTCCCGGTCCAATTTCATAATTGGAATTGAAGACAGCGAAATATCCCTCAATGATCCGCTCGTCATTCTCTTCCCTTGTCTCAAACTTCGATGCGATGCTTCGCATCTGTCTCACTTCTCTATCCATTTATTCACCTCCCGTCAGCTTGCTCTGGTCCCCGATCTTGTCCCTGGGGATGTAATTCTCAAGAACTGACAACTCATCAAGTCCGTCCATGGGAGCCATGCCCAAAATATCGCGGACCTCATTACCTGTGACGATACCCTTATCAGACAGCCCACCAAAGACGTCATAAATTGTCTTGATATCCCAGTCTAAGAGTGAGCGATAGTTAAATCGGAGATACATCTTAGGACTGAGGATGAGCTTCTTGGTGAGCTCCTGCTGGATTCCTATGCAGATGGGACGCACTTTATTCAGCACGAAGCTGTTCCATGCGTCTTTGCTATATTCCCCAACGCCTACAATGAACGGAGGCACGCCAACGATGGACGCCACCGTGCGCTTGTCAATCTGTACCATGTCGGAGATTGCAAGGTCCGAAAGTGATAGGGGCCTAACTTCCTGCACCTGGAACTGTTCTGCTGGAATTATCCAGGGCGCTCCAGCTTCTCCGGTCTCAAGATAATCCTCTCGGAGCTTCCTGCGGCCTTCCGGTCCTGAGAACTCCTCGACCATCGCATCGACTTTCACGATCAGCGAGGGCTTCCACTTGCTTTCCATGAATCCCTTTTCTGTGGCTGCTGCCTGCTTGAGATTAGCGGCAACGTCCTTAAGTGTTGTTTTTAAGCCCTGGCCCTTCCAGGGATAATATTTATCCGGGTTATACACAAAGTGCAGCATGTTCTCAGGATCATGCGCCTTGCCATCGATGAGGATCTTGTAATCCCTAAAGCCGACATTTTGAAGAGACACGCGGCTCGCTGCGATAGGCTCAAGGCTTCTGATGATGCCGTCCCATGTGTGAGGCCACACAATAGAGTTACCTTCTCCATAAAGGAGCAGGTTCATGACAATGTTTTCCATCCAGGTGGAGCGTGTCATGTTATACATGGGATTGATATCGATTGCCCTTGATAGCTCATTCACAACACGGATGTCTCCGCGCTCAGTGTTTGCCATCAGGTGAATCGTCAGAGAGCCAATGAGCTCAGCGATTGTCCTGCACGCTGTCATGATCTCGGGATTCTGGTCGAGTGATGTATATCCGGGGATGCAGATTGCATCATCGCCGGATAAAAAGAATCCCACCTGTGAATTATTTCGCTTTTCTGTTTTCTTGCTTGTTTTTCTCTTTTTGCTCATTTACCCCACCAACCTGCTGATTTTTTTGCTCTCTCAGCTTGATCCATGTATTTAATGCATGCAAAAACCGAAGCGTCGAATAGGTCAATTCGGTGCTCCGGCTGAATCTTTTGATACTGAACCGCGTCGTCGGTCTTCTCTATGGCTGAGATATTGCTGACGCAATACTCATAAGCATCTGAATGCAAATAATAGAGCTTTCCGTCCTTTGCGGCCTTTTCTATGTGGCGAAATCCTTGTGATTTCAGATAATAATATTGCGGCTGGTCCTCAATATAGAACCCTGCTGCCTTCATAGCCGGGAAGTATTCCTCTCCGGCGAATTTTCTGTCATGTCCGACTGCTACGATCTTAAAGCCCATATCCCTCATCATGATAAACCAGTTCACAATATCAGATATGTTGACCGTGGGCGAGTTGCACATCGTCAGCCATCCGTCTTCCTGCCATCCATAGAGCGGGATGTTGTCCTGCTCGGCCTTGGCTGCTGCCTGGGTGATTGGGAAAAAGCCGTGTGTGATGATGATGTCCGTGTCCTGGTAGTGTCCATATAAGGCTGCTGCCGTCAGGTCATACATACGGGACAGGTCTGCTCCGCCGTACCAGTTTATTTTGAGCTTTGCCAGCTCTTCCAGCGTCCATGCGTATTTTGAATCGCTGGCTTTGAACTCTTCAAGGTCAAACCATGCTTTCAGCGCTGACGTGTAAATATTCAGCGACCTGCTGAGGAAGTCCTTGCGCTGCTGAGGATCGTTTTGAGCCTGGAGCGCATCGTTCATAATTTCCTTTGGCCTTATTGTCACACCATAGCTGGGATTAGCTTTTTCGTGCTGGATCGGGTCAGTATAATCTACGTTGCCCTTTTCGTCCTGATCGGCTCGGGAAATAAACACGAAAATCGAATCATCCTTAACAGTGCCGTTCACGACCTTAACACCATACTCTAAACGCCCATAACAAAACGAGTTTATGTTATCGCCTGCCGTGGTGATGCCTATCATCAGCTTGTTGGTGTAGGCTTTCATGGCTTCCTTGAATCGATTATATTGTGCCGCCTTCTTAAAGGCATGCACCTCGTCAGCTATCGCGATATTGCAGTTGAGTGAGTCCTGTGCATCCGGGTTCGATGCCAGGGCCTCGATGTCGATGGAGCCCACGGGACGCTCGAACTCGTCAATAAATTCATAATGGACGGAGTGCTCTGCGTTGTTGTCCCTGACTCTGAACTCTTCAATCATGCCGCGATATCTGAGAGTGTAAACAATATCGTTAAAAGACTCGCATGCCTGCTTCAGTGAAGCGGCAACGATGTATATTTTTGCCCCGGACTTTCGCTCTAAAAGAGCCAGGCCGAAGGCAAGGGCTGCCACAAATAAGGTCTTGCCGTTCTTACGAGGTATGAAAATAAAGCCCTCTTTGAATCGGCGCTCTTTGGTGCCCTTAAAATAAAAACCCACAAGATTATAGATTATAAAAATCTGCCAATCTTGCAGGAGCAGTGGTCTATTTTTCAGAGGCTCACCGTTCAGAGTTTCGCCCTGCTGGTGAACCATGAGCCTCTCAATGATTCCGATAACGAAATCCGGCTCTTTTGTGTGCAGTTTTAAATCGTCACGCTCAAGGTCCTTGAGAAATCTTGCACAGGCAAGAATGATCTCTTTTCCTACGATCTTTTTTCCGGCGCATACGTCCTTCGCGTAATCGATGGCCCTGTTCTTGTAGGACTTAGCCAAGGGCTTTCAATGCCTCGCTCAGTGCTGATGCCTTGGGCTTAGCCATTGCTTTCTCATTTATCTTCTTGAGACCTGCCGGAGTTAGTCCCAAGTCACGCCAATATTGAAGCGCATCGCGGTTTAAATCATTTATCATTCGGAGTGCCGGATTCTGCTCGAGGTTAGTTGCTCCGCTTTTGTTGGTGTGCTCGACTATGGCCTCCTCACCAGACTGCTCATATTGCTCCTGGATCTTGTCGCGCCTGCTGAGTATGTCAGCAAGAGTGTCAATGACGTGATTGAAATATGGGCGATAGGTCCCAGCCTCATTGCACGCCTTTTTGATTTTTGCTTTCCATGCTCTTTTTGTCATCGCTCCAACCTCTTAAAACCATCGTATAATTTTCCGGTCAGTTTACCCTGACTTTCAGAATGGTTTCAGGCGGGTCTCGTGATAGTCTCATCAGAGTCTTGATCTGACCTCGTACCCCTCCGGGACCCCTTTGTTTAAAATTAGCCCCGCAGTTGGAAATACC